TCAAGATATTTGCCCCCCGGACTTTAACCTCATGCAAAAACTAACTTGGATTCAGAACACAATGTGTTCTAAGATGACCAATCGTCGAATCCTTTTGAACATTGCAAGCCCACAAGATGGTTATTCTTCCGATTGGGTAAATTCAAAAGTTTTAGATGAACATTTCCCTAGTTTACAGTTTGAAATTAATTCTATTCGAAAAATGATTATTGAAACTTGTGGAATGTACCATTCACTTGTTGGTCTTTTCTACGAACCTCAAGGTGCAACCTATAAAATTTTGACAGATTCTCGCGCCTGGGGCTTTAATCATACTGCCCAACAGAAAACTGATTACATTCGAAGATATTTACAAACACTTCTACCCCAACAACGTTTTCTAGTGGACATAGAGTTTAATATTGAACCTTCTGTACGAGACGTTTGGAAAAGTAATTGGAGAGAACGTTTTCCAGGAATTATTCGTTTTATTGAACAAATTGAACAAACGTATGAGGATGAAAATCTCTTGGATTATACTCCTAAATTGTATTATCTTGAATATGAGCCTCAATCTTCTCGCGAAATAGTTTCTGATTTTGAACAATATTTAGAACTACTCCGTGGAGTAGGTACTAAAGGAAATGGACGACCTCAGTTACCCAAAGGAACCCGACTTTCTCGTGAATTAGCCGCTTACCATTTCCATTCTATTCAAGAATGGGAGAGAATCAAGCGTGAAGTTCACGAAAACCGTTGGTGTAAACTGATGATGAATTGGAACGAAAAGAAATTGTTTGATAAATGTTCGACCGGCAATCGTAAAAAGAAACAGAAAAATGTTACAAGGAAACTTAAACGAATGTTTAGAAATTACGAACCACAAGGATGGAGAGAAGTCTATAAGTCAGTTACTGATGCGATTTCGGGAAAAGTGACAAGAATGGCAGCTTCTATAGCAGCCAACGTTTGTCATAAGAAGTTACATGCAGGTCTTGATTTTATGATTTCAGAATTCACCAGCAATTTTAAGAAAGCTTCTAACATCAAGAGTTACTTAGTAAAACTGTATTGTGCTCTTTGTCTTGCTATGGATTATATCAATCGCCCTGAACCTGACGCCGCTAAACACCTCATGTTTATCGCCCATATGTTTTTCGACAATATGTGTACTTTCGCAGGTGCCACCCTCTTTGCAGGAACAGACATACTTGGTTTTGTTTTTGAACCTATTCTCGCATTTGTGCGCCAACTATCACAACAAATGCGTAGAAAAACTACATCCACTAACGACCCAGTCACTCAGAATTTCCAGAGCCAATCAGATACTAATGTGTTTTCGAATTTTGCCACAGTTTTCAACTATGCTTTCTTTGGCAAAGATATGCCAGATTCAAAAGCAGAGAAACGTTTGAAAGCCATTTCTACACTTGGACATGCTATTACAGGAACCCAAACTCTATTTCGTTTTCTTTACAGTTGCTTTGAATTCGTTGGACGACGTATTTTCAAAGAATATCTTGGAATTGACCTATTTCCTAATGAAGCAAATGAGCTTCGTAAAGATATCCAACGAGCTGAAGAAATGTTACTTGAAATTTCGAATCATATGACCCTCAAGCCAAATGATAAAGAACGTGCTCGTACATACTTGGAGGTTATACAAAAAGATTTTGCTTCGATTGAAACCCGTGTTAATGATATTAATAAATCACAGTTTACTTCTGCATTCATGTCTTTTAGGCGACAATACCTGCAATTGTATCAGCGCTTGGATGCTAGTGTCAAGACCAAAACATCTCGTAC